CGCTCGAATGTCCTGTGTGCGGTCACAGTTTCAGGCATGACGAGGACAAGCTACCCAAGCATGGCGTTCGGGCGGATTCCGAACATTCGATCTTGTCAACTGGCGCTCCGACGTGGATCAACGTTCAATCCATGAAGGCGTTTCTGCATGAAAAACTAGGTTCGCCTACGTCAATGCGGGTTGAGTATTTCTGCGGTCTAACGACACAGCGGGAATGGGTATGCCTTGGTCACGATGGTTATCCGCGCTCGAAAGCTGTTTCGTGGTGGAACAGGATGGGCGGGAAAAATCCGGTTCCGATCACAGCAGAGGAAGGGATTGCGCGCTTTGGCGAGCTTGGACAGGTTGAGGCTATTCAAATCCGTCCTAACGGTAAGTTTTTTGATGTTGTTGGCGTGAAACTGCAAAGGAGAGCAGCGTGAGCGAGGAAAAAGACGATGGCGGACCGGCGTTTCCAGTAGACAGGGCTAATTGGGGCATGGACCGCCTCCCCGGCATGAGCCTACGCGATTTCTTCGCGGGGCAGGCGCTTGTTGGTTTGCTTGCGAATCCTGAAGACGGCTCTATCGTCAAGCAGGCATACCTCTTTGCCGACGCAATGCTCGCCGAGCGCAATAAGTGACATGCGCCAATATCCTCATCCAACCCTACACGGTCAGCATCTATGCGCGATCTGTCTCGGTTGGACGGATTGGGGTCAATCAATCGGACCTAAAACGCAACGTCACGTCTTTCGATGCGACGTTTGCGCGCCAGTCGGTAAATCGTTCGCGGACATGAGCGATGCAGGCCGAAAGAAAATGCGTTGTGAAGGCGTTTACAACGCATCGGCTGGCATTGGCGAATATCTCGAAAGATTGGGTAAGTCCGACTTTAACAAGATGAGTGAGAAGGAGTGGTATGATTTTTTGCATAAGGTGATTGAGGAATATGAGACGGCTATTCGCGATATAACGAGAAGGTTCCACTAGTGAAATGGTCGCGCTCCCACTTGAACCGGAAGATCCTATTACGGCGTTGCGGCGCGCGATATACGCTCATGGATTTCAGCCCGTCCCGGTCAAGACGAACGAAAAGGCTCCAATCAATCGCGCGTGGACGCTTATTCGTGGCGTTCCTCCGCTCGCGCATATCACGCGCAACACGGGCATAAACTGTTCTACAATTCGCGCCATAGACATAGACATAGACGATCCCGACGCGGCGCAAAAAGCCGTTGCGCTTTCAATCAAGCTACTTGGATCAACTCCGCTCATCCGGTTTCGTTCCAATTCCCCGCGCCGTCTTCTCGTCTATCGAGGATCTGGGCCAAAGCGTATCATCAAGACAACGGCTGGCAAGGTTGAGGTTCTTGGCGCAGGCCAGCAATTCGTCGCCTTTGGCGTTCATCCTGACGGGTCAGAGTTTGATTGGGAAGGCGAGACGCCGGCGACGTTTTCGCTTGCCGATCTGCCAGAGGTTTCCAGCGAGGTCGAACAGACATTCGCCGTCGCGCTAATCGAGGCGCTTGGTGGGCCTGTTCCGGTTGATTTCCAGCCGTCATCCGTGGTGCCGATCCGCGCGCCAACGCGGGCTATCGAAGCATGGGCGCAAGCGGCGCTCGACGCCGAAACGCGCGAGGTCGCATCCTGCGGCAAGGGCGGACGAAACGACACGCTCAACAAGGCTGCATTCTCGCTCGGCCAGCTCGTGGGCGGCGGGTATCTTCAAGAGGCCGATATTGTCTCGGCGCTTCGCAACGCGGCCTTGGCATGCGGCCTAGCGCGCGAGGACGGATGGCCGGCGACGAACGCCACAATCCGATCCGGGTTGTCCAAGGGACGCCTACAGCCTCGCCAGAAGCCGGAACGCGATATAGAGGTCCCCGTCACGGTTGTAGAAGCCGCCGCCGCCATGTCGGGCGCTCGCGCCAAAAAGCCCGATCCCGTCGTCATCGATCTTGGCGCGTCCGTCGATTGGGCAAAGCCTGTCGGTCTGCTTTCCGAAATCGCCAATTGGATTTTGGCGACAAGTCCTATGCCAAATCGTCCGTTAGCCGTAGCCGCCGCAACCGCGATCATATCGACCATTTGCGGACGCCATCTCTATTCCGCATCTGCGACGGCGATGAACCTTTACATAGCCATGCTCGCCAAAACAGGCGTCGGCAAGGATCGCCCATTGTCCGCGCCTGGGGAGATTTTCAAGGCGGCTGGCATGCCGTCGCTGCGTCAGTCCGGGAAGTCTTTTGCTGTTTCGGGATTTGAAAGCATGATGGTGGATAACCCGTGCTGTGTCGCGATTATTGACGAACTCGGCGCAAATTTGATGAGCCGGATTTCGCACCGGCGATCTTCAACCCATGAACAGGCCATCAAGCCGCTTTTGCTGGAGTTATGGTCGCGAACAATGGGCAAGGACGCCTTCATGACGACGCATAGGGCACAGTCGGCTTCCGTGCCTGTCAGGAGCCCGTCCCTGACGATCCTAGGTGCATCCACGCCTGAGAAGTTCTACGCGACCTTGCAGAATGCGGACGCTGCGGACGGCTTTATGAACCGATTTCTGATCGCGGAAGCTGCGCCTCGTTGTGATGAGGACGAGGATATAGAGACAATACCAGTTCCGCAGATTGTAATTGATTGCTTGCATGGGATTGTTCCGGCGCTTGGCGGTAGCTTGGGTAATGTACTTGGCGTGTTCTCGCCGAACGTCGAAGTTCCCGAGCGCAAGCTCGAATGGGCGTATGGCGTGCGGGATGCGGTGAAGGCTTTCAAAAAACAGGTCAATGAGGTTGTGACGGAAGCCAAGTACGGCGACCTCTGGGGCCGTGTGTACGAATATTCGATCCGTCTAGGTGGTATCCATGCGGTCAGCCGAGCCGGCGCTTATGCCGAGCTTGAACTTGTGGACATGCAATGGGGCGCGGCTTGGGCGGTATCGAGCGCAAAATCCATGAGCGACGCGGCTGAGAATATGATGGCTAAGTCAGGATATGAAGCCGAGCTAAACGACGTTAAGAAAGAAATTCGAGATGCTGGAGTTATCACTAGGTCGCAATTGCTGCGCGCCATCCGGCATATAAATGGGCGCGATCTTGAGAATATCACAAACCATTTGGCGGGGGCCGGAATTGTCGAGAGGCAGGAAACCAAAGGGGTAGGCCGGCCTCTCGTTAGTTTTAGGTGGAAGGGGTAGATTATTTCCCTTCGGCTTTGGCGATGGCCTTCATTGCATTTAAAGCTTCTGTATCATTGTCCCTTTCTGCACTCCAAGGGCTACCTGGGAAATCGTATTCCGAATGCATTTGTCTTTCGTATGATTCCAGTAGTTCCTTCAGCGCCGCCAGCAGTTCGGGCGCAGCGGCGATTAGGCGGGCGTTGGCCTCATGTGGTTTCCCCCAAGTTGAAGCTACATAATCGTATTCGTTGCATTTTATGGTGTGATAACATTTCTGGCCATGCGGTCCGATTGCCAACTCGAAGCGCCACGGCCCCGGCGTATGGCCGGCGCTCACAGCAGCCACCACGCGATAACAGCGCCAATTCCGCACGCCGCGCACAACGCAAGCATAAGCTCGGCAATGTCCCATGCGAACGCGGCGATCAGTCCGGATAGGGATGGAGTGAGTTCGTTTGACATAATTTATCCTCCGACTATTTCGAGAAACTTTTTAGATTGAGCATCCTCCGCAGCATCCTCCGCAGCATTCCACGCAGCATTCCACGCAGTAGCCCACGCAGCAGCCCGCGCAGCAGCATCCGCAGTAGCCCACGCAGCATTCCGCGCAGCAGCATCCGCAGTAGCCCACGCAGCAGCCCGCGCAGAAGCATCCGCAGTAGCCCACGCAGCATTCCACGCAGCATTCCACGCAGCATCATCCGCAGTAGCCCACGCAGCATTCCGCGCAGCATTCCACGCAGCATCCTCCGCAGTAGCCCACGCAGCAGCCCGCGCAGCAGCATCCGCAGTAGCCCACGCAGCATTCCGCGCAGCATTCCACGCAGCATCCCGCGCAGCAGCATCCGCAGCATATAATTCTCGATCTGTCGCGTCGCCGTTAGCGTGTCGTTCCGCTACATCAATTTCCGCAATCGACTGTTCGTCAGTCATCAAATGCTGCACCTGACGCGCGCACCATACCGCGAACAATCTCCATTCGCGTGCGTGTTGCGGTTCGGCTCGGCAACACCATATCGCGTCATCCAAGCCGTTGATGCGTAGGATTTCGGCGTATGGAAGGGGTTCATCATCCGCAGATGTTTTGCCAAGCCCGGTTAGAAGTTTTCTCCATCCGTCCCCGCACGGGCCATGCGCGCGAATGCGTTTTAGGGTTGTTGTAAGCATGTTCAAACTCCTTCTACCAATTCGGCGATATTCGGAAACATGGCGGTAAGTGTCACGCCTTGCGCGTTAGCGTGCGCTCGGATGACATGGTGCAGGGCGCGGGCGCAATCGGCCAGGGCGTCGGTCTTTTCCTTGCCGGATAAGTCGCTGGCGTCGATGATGGCGGTTCCTCCTTTTAAGTCCTGTTCGATTTGGTATAGGCGAAATTCGATGTCGGCGAAGTAGTCGATTAGGTTCATCATGGGTTCTTACCTTCCAGATTTGACGCGATTTTGTGTGGCTTCTGTTTCTTTCAGATTTCCTCTGCGAAACGCATTGGCTATGGGGGAGACGCGCGCGACATTGGCACGATGAATAGCCATGAATTCATCCAATGTGACTTGGCGGGGATTTGAACCGTCAATGTCGGTTATGGTGTAGGTTTTCATGGCTAAGGTTCCTCTCTCCTTAAATTCGTCCGATGAATAACGGTCTAACCCCGTCTGCGGTGGAGGTCAAGCGTTTTTTTCGTAAAAATATCTTCTTTGCGATATTTTTTTATGGTAGAGATTGACCTGTAAAAAGGAGACAATCGCCATGACAGAAGATTACAAAAGTTTGGACACTAAAACAAAAGTTATGCTCATTGCGGAATGCCGCGCCATTTTTGGGAGGGAGGCGGCGAAACAGCTATGCAATGACTTGGGGTTTGCTTTTATTGAAAAACAGAAAAATACTCCTTTTATGGAGGTGGAATCCGTCTTTATCCTTATCAGTAATAAGGGCGAGATAACGCGATCTGAGGTGTTGCGCACCCTCCGATGGATGAACGCATCGGCGTTAAAGAAGGCGGTCGATAAGCTCGTCGCGGACGGTTTGATCGAGGTTCAGTCTATTTCTCCACTCGGATATGGCCGTCCCGTCCATCGCTACAGGCTCAAAAATACGCCAACATCATCGCAAAGTCATTAAATCGTTGATGTTACAACTGAAAAAGTGCCTGAGCAAATTTTTCTTAAGAGTGAACAAATCATTGCAACCCATTGATTTTGACTAATTAATTGCATTAGATAATTACCAATCGCGTGATATAGCAGACCTATTTTCCATTCTAAGTTCCCGCGAGTGGTCTAACGAATATGTTTACATTGCAAACATAGGAGTTTGTTCCTAAAACAATTAGCTATATTCCGCTTTAGAAAAACTGTACAAATTATTGATTTTTCATACAAAAATGTGTTTATAAGTATATATTCCTATATTCCATTACTACTCCTATTTTTGAGTATGTTCATATTATGTTCACGTCTATAGGCTTCAAAAAGTGTGTCTAAGGAAGGAAGCTTTCGAGGGGCAGTTCGGCTTAATTTTTCATTCGGCCTTAATTATTAGCTGCGCTTGCCTCATCCCACGAAATCGGACAGTCTCAATTCGTGCTAGGAGACGCCCTCATGAGCGCCAGTCCAAACATCACCATCTGCCGCCCAGGCGAGCGGTCACGCCACATCGTCCGACGATCCAACCCGGATCGGCCAACCCAAACTCGAATTTCGGGATTTTCGCACGAACGTTTCAATGCCTCTGCGGAGGCCGCACAGACCGAAGTCGAGACGCTGGCTGTCGTCCTAGCCCAGCCGCACAGAAGGGGCGTCAGCGACCCGCGTAGCGAGCGGGCGGGTACAGCCCTAGGGCGATATTGCAGCGGACTGGGAACGCCGCTATGGCTCGCGGGCAACCTCTGGCACGAAATGACCCGAGCCTATCAGCAATCCCTCGATCTCAACGTTCCCGATAGAGGCCCCGGAACCGGCGAAGGCAAAACCGAAGATCAAATCGCCGCCGCAAACGCACTCGCCATCCAACGCCGAAAAGACGCCGAACACGCATTAAATTCCAGAATTGCAATCGGAATTATGGATCGCCTAACCATTGAAGATCGCGACCCTGCATCATCCGAACGCGACCTCGCGCTGAAATCCCTCTACAAGCTCGCTAATCATTTCAAAACGACGCCTCGAAGGACAATTGACAATGACTGAAAAATTTGTGAAAAACAGGCTTACCATGACAGCCGAATTGCGCCTATCATGACGCGCGATCAAGTCCTTTCCGCCATTCGAGGCGGCGCAACAACTTCCGCAGAAATCAGCGTAATCGTAAATCAGCCGTATAAATTAGTTTGTTTAATGTTGTATAAAATGAAAAAATCAGGCGTAGTCGTATCAACCGAACATCCAACATTAGTAAATATAGCCGGTAAGAAAAAACTTGTATGGCATATCGTCGAAGGCTTTGAGCCTCGAATTAAATATTCCGAAGCGGCTCTAAAAGCTTATTCCGAAAGATGTATTGCAAGACGGAACAATCCTGAACTTGAAGGACAGCGTAAAAGTGCTTGGTACGCAAGTATGCACGCAAGATCGATTGAAATCCCAAACTGGGTGTTGCCATCTCATCGCCGAACTTATCGCGAAATAGCCCGCGTTCTCGACGAAGAAACAGCCGCAGAATGGGCGCGTAAGGCTAAACGTATCGCAGGCGGTCATGTTAGACCTATCGAGGGAAAAACAAATGAACCTGATGCTATCAACTCCAGCGCGTGATTATCGCGCAAGCTACGAACTTCTCGCGCAAACTGTCGAAGCTCTGCATGCGGAGATTAAATCTTTGAGAGAGGAAAATGATAGATTGCGTGGAGATAATATCGTGGTTTCCATGTCGGATACTCTCGCGTGCGCTATGTCGCACAATGATGACCGTCTTTCTTTTCCGTTCGATCCGTGAGTAAATCTTATGACCGGACAGTTTGGATATTTTGTCGCGCCGGCTTGTAGGCCAAATCCAACGTACAAGCCGCATTATTTCAGAGCATATGGCTTCTGGTGGCGCGTTGCGCATAAATATGCAGTTCCGCAAGCGATTGTAGGCGACCCGTGGAACCATGCCGCGTAAATCTGATTACACAGACATAATTGCAGACGAAATATGTGATCGGATTGCGAACGGCGAAAGCCTACGATCAATCTGCAAAGACGAGTTTATGCCGAGCGTTTCCGCTGTCATGCGATGGCTCGGAAATCCAGCAAACCACAATTTCCGTGAGCAGTATGCACGCGCGCGGGAAGCCCAAGCTGACGCCATCTTTGATGAAATGCTTGATATATCGGACAATGCCATAAACGATTGGATGGAGCGAGAGGGCAAAGGCGCGGTCGGATATGAGGAAAACGGCGAGGCGATCAGGCGCACGCAAATCCGATTGGATGCCCGCAAATGGGTTCTGGGCCGCATGTCTCCTAAGAAATATGGCGACAAAACCACGGTTGAAAGCACGTCCACGGTCAAGGTGGAACATACGCGCAAGCTTGACATTTCTACGTTGACGGACGAACAGCTTGATGCGTTGGAGGGAGCGTTGCGTGAGACTGTGGCGCAGTTGGGCGGCCCTGTGATCGAGCACGAGGAATGATATATGATATCCTAACGCTAATCGGCGTTGTGGCAATTCTAATTCGACAGGAGAAACTAATGGCTACTGCATCCGATATCGCTGCCGCCGTCGCGGCCGAAGATACCAAAATCGACGCGCTGATCGCAATTGTCCAGGGCATTCCGGCGACGCTCGCGGCGTTGCAGGCTCAGGTTGCGGCGGCTCAGGCTGCGGCTCAAGCTGCTGGCGCTGATCCGACCGCGCTCGATGCGATCAAGGCGACCATCCAGGCCGAAGGCGCGAAGGTGGATGCGGAGATCGCGGCTTTGACGCCCGCGCCTGCTGCGCCTAATCCGTGAACTACCTATGAGTGACGTAGACCCGTATTTTTGTTCGCGAGATCATGATGCTGGTCCTGGCGCTTGGTGCGTTCGTGGCCCTAACGGTTTCAAAATGACCGTTGATGGTCTGAAAAAAGAACAGGCTTTTATCATCGGGAAGATTTTGTCGAGCAAATCGAAACGCTTTCGATTTCGTATGCCGACTGGCGCAATATCTGGGAGCGTCGGATGAGTATTCGCGCCGTTTCCGTGAACTATCTCGCCTTAGCGATTGCCGTCTCGTTCGCGACGCCGGCAATCGCAAACACGCACGGCCTCGGTAGCGCGGTTGCTGGCAGGCCGATGATCTTTCGACTGCGGTCTGTCTTGAGGGAGGCAGAGAAATGAGTAAAGAGATTCGTGATATGCTCCTGAGGCATATGACTGGCGAATATGTATTGACCGGCTGGGATATGTACGGAAAGCCTACGCAAGAGGTGATTACAATGTCGGCAGTCGGTCCTGGTTTCATGGTGGGCGGCGATAAAACGGCAGAGGAAGTTCGTCGCAATGCGGTCGTGGTCTATGGCGAAGGCAATACGTTTGAAACTGCCGAGCCATCTGGCCCTGATAGCTTTGAGCCAAAGCATGATCCGTTCGATCCGAAGAATTGGGGAGTGTGATGAAATCCGCCCTTCTCTCCCGCGTATCTCTAGCCGCATTAGCTACCGCCTTGCATCACATTCTGGGGCCTGTTAGATTTGCGCCGACTTCCACCTGACACTCGCTTAGACTGGCGCGATCCAAACATGCCGCTTTACGATAGCGTTGCGAAGCGCATGGTTAGCCATAAATGGGTTCAATCCTATTGCGCTAAAAAGTTTATGCCAGATGGCACGGTTCATCCGGCTAAGGAATCGTATTGGCGAAACGATCCGACATACAATCTCAGGGTTAAGACTAAACGAAATGCGGCTGTGAAGCTTGTCCAAGATTGAACTTCCGTTCGGCGTCAATCCAACCCGAATGCTATTCGACCTAGAACGCGACCGATGCGAAAGATCGCTCGTCTACTTCATCAAACGCGCATGGCACGTCCTAGAACCGTCCGCGCCTTATGTCCACAACTGGCATTTGGACATGATCGCCGAACACCTGGAGGCGATTGACGAAGGCGTAGAAGTCAACGGGAGGCCATATAACCGCCTGCTAATCAATCTGCCGCCAGGCGGTATGAAAAGCCTCCTGCTCAACGTGTTCTTTCCGGCCTGGGTTTGGGGGCCGCGAAACAAGCCGCACATGCGTTTTCTTTGCGCGGCTCATAAGATTGAAAATCTTTCCGCTCGCGACGCCTACAAAATGCGGACGCTGGTTACGTCGGATTGGTTTCAAGCTCGTTGGGGCGATAAGGTCAAGATCAGTCAGGATCAACGCGGCAAGCTGAACTTTGCCAACGAGGCGACGGGCTTTCGCATTGCAACCGCCATTGGCTCGCTGACAGGCATTCGAGCCGATTACGTGATGATTGACGATCCTCATTCGGTCGAGAGCGCCACGTCAGAAGTTTCGATGCAATCGGAAGTGAACAACTTTCTTGAAGCCATCCCGACGCGCCTTAACGATCCGATAAAAAGCGTGATTATTTGCATTATGCAGCGCCTTCACGAAGGAGACATATCTGGCGTCATCCTAGACGAGTTAAACAAAAAGACGCCCGGCCTTTGGGATCATGTGATGTTGCCGATGCGGTTCGATCCGCGCCGAGCTGGCCCGACGCTGTTGGGAACGTGCGATCCGCGCGAGGTCGAGGGCGAATTGTTTTTCCCAGAGCGGTTTCCGCTCGACGTAGTAAATCGTGATGAGGCTTCGCTAGGACCATATGGTGCAGCCGCGCAGTTCGCCCAAGAGCCTGCGCCTCGCGGTGGCGGCGTCATCAAGGACGAATGGTGGCAGCTTTGGACAGAGGACAAATATCCGCCGCTGGATTTTGTCTGCGCCTCGCTCGATACCGCCTACACGACCAAGCAGGAAAACGACTTTAGCGCGATGACGATTTGGGGCGTGTTTTCGTCTGAGCGGACAGCGGTTGCGACGCAAGCCTCAAGTCGATATGGTAGATTGAGTGAGCTTGAGCCGCGCGAGTATGGCGAGAAAACCCCGCAAGTTATCATGCTCTACGCATGGCAAAAGAGGCTTGAGTTCCCTGATTTGGTTTTGCAAGTCTCGAAAGACTGCAAGCGGTTTGCGGTCGATTTGCTACTCGTCGAAAGCAAGGCGGCGGGGATAAGTCTTGCGCAAGAGCTTCGCCGAGCGGTCGGACACGAAAAATTTGGCGTGCAGTTGATCGATCCGAAGGGCGGCGACAAGCTGTCTCGGCTGTATAGTGTGCAGCATATCTTCGCCGATGGCACGGTTCATGCGCCGGATAAAGAATGGGCTGAGATGGTGATTAGTCAGGTTCGGACCTTTCCAAAGGGAAAGCATGACGATCTTGTCGATACGTGTTCACAGGCGCTTAGGTTTCTTCGCGATGCGGGTTTGCTTACGAGAGCGCCAGAGCGTCTTGCGGAGATTGGCGAGAGTATGAGACATATTGGGCGTTCTCCCCCTCCTTTGTATGCAGTATGAGGAAATGAGCAAGACTAGAGAAAGTCTTCAACTTGTTATTTTCTTTGGTCTTCAAACCCCGCCGCCGGGGTTTGACCGATCATGGGTTGCCTTGACGCGAGAAGATGTGGACGAATGGCGTGAAAAGTTCCCCGACGATCCTGATTTGGACGAGCTGATAAAGGTATCGGCAAGCCATAGGAAGTTTCCCAAGGGGACTAAGCCAAGGTTCTTAAAGGACACTATGCGTAGATTCTTGGAATATCTGAATGAAATAGAAATGCGTGAGCGTACACCTTCTGATGTATTGTACTTAGGATAAAACAGTTGTCCCTAACTCCCGGCCTATCGCCAAATATCAGATCACCGTTTCCTCAACCGCAAACTCCAGACCTCGGCCCTGACGTTATCATCGAGGAAACCGGAGATAATGGCGGCGATAAGCCTATCGTTGATGACAACGGCAACGTCATCAAGATCGAACACGCGGACGGCTCGATAACGATCAGCCTGGACGGCAAGCCGATCAACGATGAACCCAAGCGCAAAATTGGATGGTTCGATAACCTAGTTGACGATATCGACAAACTCGAACTAGGGCGCATCGCCGAAGACTTAATGCGCGGTATCGAGGACGATATTACAAGCCGCAAGGATTGGATCGAGGAACGCGCAAAAGGTATTCGCCTGCTCGGGCTAAGTCTGGAAAGCCCAGGCGGGTCTCAGCCAGCAGACGGCGCTCCCGTCGAAGGAATGAGCAAAGTTCGCCATCCCCTTTTGCAAGAGGCCGTGCTTAGGTTTCAGGCCAACGCCCGATCCGAAATGCTTCCGACTGACGGGCCGGCTAAAATCCGCGATGATAGCAATAACGGAACCGTCAACCAAGACACGCTGGCGAACGCGCTTGAAAAAGACTTCAATCATTATCTAACAGTCACGGCTACAGAATACTACCCCGATACAGACCGCATGTTGCTGATGCTCGGCTTTGGCGGCACGGCGTTCAAGAAAGTCTATTCCTGCCCACTCCGCAATCGCCCTGTCAGTGAGCATGTGGACGCAGAGGATTTGATCGTCAACAATGACGCGACAGATTTGCGCAACGCCAAGCGCGTAACTCATCGCGTGATGATGAAGCCTTCGACCGTCAAGCGTTTGCAAATTCTAGGCGTCTATCGCGATATAGATTTGCATACGCCGATGATGGCAGAGCGCGATGCGGTCAAGCGCGAGAAGATGGCGCAGCAGGGCGTAACAGAAACATCAATGCGTCCCGATGATCGGGATCGTGAAATTTACGAGTGCTATTGCGAGCTTGATATTCTTAGTTTTGAACACAAATCTAAAGGCAAGATCACGGGATTGGAAATTCCGTATCGCGTGACGATTGATGTTTCGACGAAAGAGATTTTGGCGATTGTCCGCAATTTCGATGAGGACACGAAGGAACTGCCGGAAGCGAAAGACACGTTCGTTAAATATACGTTCGTTCCCGGTTTTGGCTTCTACGATATTGGCCTGCTCAACATTCTTGGCAACACGACTATGGCGGTAACAGCCGCTTGGCGTGAGTTGTTGGACTTGGGCATGTATGCCAACTTCCCCGGCTTTTTGATCGCCGATATGGGAATGAGGCAAGACACAAACATTCTTCGCGTTCCTCCAGGCGGCGCGGCCAAGGTCAAAACAAATGGACTGCCGATCAATGAAGCGGTAATGCCGCTTCCCTACAATATGCAGTCCGCGCCTTCGTTGATGGCGTTGATTGAAAACATGGTCGAAACAGGCCAGCGCGTCGGCGGAACGGCGGAAATGCCGGTCGGAGAAGGCAAATCTGATGCTCCGGTGGGAACCACGCTTGCGTTGATCGAAGGCGCAACCAAGATTTTGAACAGCGTTCATAAGCGGATGCACGCCTCGCAGGCGACGGAATTGCAACTCTTGGCTGAGTGCTTCCGAGAGCATCCCGAAAGCTTCTGGCAGAAAAATAGGAAGCCGACGCGCAAGTGGGATGAGGATACGTTCTTACAAGCTTTGGACGATTGCAATTTGGTTCCGCAAGCCGATCCGAACACGGCGTCTCAGATACAGCGTCTTATGAAGTTGGCGGCGCTGAAAGAATTGCAGGCTCAATCGCCTTCGCTGTACGATCCGATTGCGATTGACCGGGCTTGTATTCAGGCGCTAGGCTTTAGCAATCCCGAACAGTTCATGGCTCCCCCGAGCGCGATGGGTCAGCCGCCGCCAGAGCTTACCAAGATGCAGCAAGAGGGTCAGGCCAAACTAGACGAGGCGAAGGCAAAGGGCATTATGGCTCAAGCCAAGTCGGATGAGGTCAAGGGTAAGATTGACCTTGAAAAGTCTCGTCTGCAAATGGATATGGGCAAGGGAGACGGCGGGACGCAGCCGCTCGATATCGTCAAGGCCAAAACAGCTTTGATGGACGCCCATACGAAGGCCAAGCTTGCCGACGTGGATCAGGCGGATTTGGCGTTGCGCGCCAGGAATGAGCAAGCAGACCGTTCGAGTGCCGAGCATTTGGCGACGATGAATTTGGCGAAAGAGATTATGATCCACAACAGCACGCAACAGCATGAGAACATGCACAAGGCGGTGGATTTGGCGCAGCATCAGGGCGATATGGCGTTTGATGGAGAGCATAAGGTTGCGGATCGGGATGCGAAGGGCTCGCTGGAAAGTGAGAAGCTGAAGGCCATGAGCAAGGCGAAGGGTAAGCCCAATGTTCCCGACTGATCCTGACAAGGCCATGCGCCAAGCCATCATGATCGCCAAGAGGATCAAACGCGCCCCTGGCGGATCGGTCTATCTCCCCGGCTATGGCATGGTTCAAATCCCGTCATGGACTGTGCCAACGGCTTCGACAATCCCGATCAAGCCGGGCGCAAGTCCGTTTACGCCGAATGGCAACGCTATCCCAAACCCGACGTTGCCTACGGCTGCGGCTTCGACGCAAGCGCCGTCCGCTTCTCCATCTTCTCCCGCGCCAATAAACGCTGCCGTGCAAAACCCTATTGGAGGCGGCTCCGCGCCTGCTGGAGTATCGGGCGGCAACGCGCCGTCAACTAGCGGTCTTGGCGTTAATGGCATTGGCTCGGACGCTGCGGCTTCTGGGGATGAAGGTGTGGGGATTGGCGGGAGTTCGCCATCTGCGCCCGCGCCATCTGCGCCTGCGACTTCCTCTCCCGCCGCTCCCGCTTCCTCTGTAACGGCGAACACCGCTCCATCAAGTCCTGCGCCTGCGGATACCGCGCCTACTACCAGCGTTGCGCCTCCCGGCGTTGTATCGGGAAGCGTTACGGGCGTTCCGGCGACAACGACTGATGGAATAACAGGAGCAAATGCGGCTTCTCCTACTTCGCATTATACCGATGCTGCGGCTGCGGCTGATGCGGCTACGGCTGCGGCGCATATGAATGCGCTTTCCAATCCGAACGCGACGGCTCCTACCGTGTCACCTCCTACGGGTAAACTTACAAATCAAGACCCGACATATTCCAACGATCAGGCAATGGCGACGGCGGATGCATCGAGTATTACCGCTCCGACAGTTTCATTGGCTCCTACGCCTTCGGTAACGGAAAGTCCGCTCGGCCCTGTAGGCGTTCCTGCGGCTCCCGCCGCGCCTGCCGCGCCTGCCGCGCCTGCCGCGCCTGCGGCTCCCGCCGCTCCCGGCGTTGCTGCTGACGGTCAAGGCGGCATAGGTTCAGATACGGGCGCTGCTGGCCACGTCACGACTGGAATGCTTGCTCCATCACTATCAGCCGCACTTGCTCAAGCTATGGCTCAATCGCAAGCTATGGATGCTGCGGTAGCGAATATGGGCGTTACAGCGAACGCCGACAACGGCGTTACGTCTCCCGGCCTTGGCGTTAATGGCATTGGCTCGGACGCGGCAACGTCTGGAGACGAGGGCGTAGGCGTTGGTAATGCGGTCGGTACAACGGCGGGTTCCGATGCGGCGGCTACAACATCGGACGGCGTTGCTGGCGCTAGCGCTGGCGATACTGGTGTAAGTCCTGGCGTTGCGGCGGCATCGGACGGCGAAAGCGGAGCAACCGGCGCGGCGGCGGGAGACGGATCGAATGGCGGCGATGGCGCAACGGGGGCGGGTTCGGCAAGCGCGGGCGATGGCGGTGGCGCAGCATCTGGTGCGGGAGACGGAGGTTCTAGTGGCGCTGCGTCCGGTGCGGGAGAAGGCGGGACTGCGGCGGCTGGCGGTGACAGCGGCGGGGATAGCGGCGGCGATAGTGGGTCTACAGGCGGCGACGGTGGATCGTCGGGCAGTTCGGGTGGCGACGGCGGCGGGTGGGAGCGAGGCGGCTTTCTTCATGCCGAGATGAAGGTTTCGCGTCGTCATAAAGCGGATGGCGGCGATGTTGAAAACGCCGTGAGATTAGCGCGTCAGGTTCTCAAACGAAAGAAAGCGGCTTAGCCATGCACAACGGAGATACGCAAGATTTTGGATGGGCGCTTGCCGCTTTAAAGCGCGGCGAACGGGTTTCCCGTTCTGGTTGGAACGGAAAGGAAATGTGGCTAGCTTATGTCCGCGCCGGATGGTCGGCAGACCATAATGTTGCGGCGATTGTTCCAGAAAGCACTTTGCCATTTATCATTATGTACACGGCTGACAAAAAGTTCGTCCCGTGGCTGGCGTCTCAAACCGACGTGTTGTCGGACGATTGGGGTTCTGTTTCTAAGGGATAAAAGCCATGTCTGAACACGCCGATAAGTACAACAGTTCGCATCGCAAAGAGCGCGTCGAACACGTCCTCAACTCAACCAAAGGCGGCAAGGTTGACGCCTCCGGTTATGAGGTTCCTGGCGAACTTCATACGGAGGAAAAAACCGGGCCATGCCAGCCTAAGCCTCGCGCGTTCGCCAAGGGCGGAAAGGTCGAAGGCCACAAGGCGCATCATCATGCGGGGCGGAAGTCTCGCGGCACGGGCGGACCTACGGCGGCGCAACAGCTTGCTCCGAATGTCCCGACTGGCGGACTGTATGGATCGGGGTTCCAGCCTACGCACGCGGGCTTGATGGCCGGGGCTGGCGGGTTGAAGAAGGGAGGTATCGCCAATGAGGTTACGGGAGTTCGCATCACTGGCGACCGAAAGGCGCGCGCGGATGGCGGGGCGGCCAATTTCCACGCTACGCGACCAGGGGATACTACTCGGAGCTTCCCTTCATATGAAGAGGCTCATCGTTTCGCGATGAGAGAGGGCGACAGAAATAAATTATGGCAGATTAGCCCTAGACCAGAACAAACGCCTAGCGAATCCTTGCCACCATCGGATCGCAAAGCTCGCGCCGATGGCGGCAAGGCTCAGCGACATAACGGCGAATCGAAAGCGGAATATCGTATCGACGAACAGGATCGCAAAGCTCGCGCGGAAGGAGGGCGTGCCGGCAAGGGCAAGACGAACATCAATATCATTATCGGCGGACCGAAAGAGGACAAGCCGCCTATGGGTCCGCCAATGGGCCCGCCCATGCCGCCTCCGGGCCGTCCTCCTATCCCGCCGGGCGCTATGGGCGCTATGCAACCTCCCGGCATGGGCGGCGGTCCTGCGGGCGCTGGCGGGCCTCCTCCTATGCCGCCGCAAATGCCTCCGGGAGCGGGGCGGTAACCATGAAGCGCGATGGAGATTATCAGGTCAGGAAAGATGCACTTTCATTGGCTGCCGAAGCCTTCAAATCTGGGGCTGTAAATCACGAAAACGCTTCTAGTGATTTATGGTGTTTAGCTGTGTTTTTCGAAAGTTATCTGCGCGAAGGTTCGCGTGGAACGCGGCGGGAATTTGGCCCAAAGGGACCGACCAGCTTGAAATTGGCGTCTAAAAGATCATCGATAGGATGTCGCAACTAATGTCCCTATCCTATTCCGCCGCCGTCATCAAAGAACACGCATCAATGATTGAGCAAAGCATTGATGACTTGAAAAGCGCCCTCGCTAATCGCGGGGCTGTTCCCGATCATTCAACTTACAGTTTTTTGGTTGGGAAGATTGAAGGGCTTAGGCTTGCGCTTGAGCTTTGCGACGATGCTGTGAAGAAGGTTAACGAAAACTGAGAGGCTAGATTATGCCCGCGATGGTTATGCAGCATGAAATCGATCCAAGAGAGGCGCTTATCAAATCTCTCGGCAATTTGGACGATGTTGACATTTTCAACAATCAAATTCTCGTCGCCGTCTATCAGCGCGGCGCAAACGGTCCTAAGAAAACCACAGGCGGGATTTTCCTGCCAGATCAGCACTTGGAAGAAGATCGCTTCCAGTCGAAAGTCGGCGTCATCGTCAAAATGGGCGAAAGCGCATTTCACGACGCAAGTGGCGTTTGGTTCAAGGGGATCAAGTTTAATCTCGGCGATTGGGTAGTTTATCGCGCTTCTGACGGTTGGAGTTTGTCGGTTAACAAGGTTTTGTGCCGATTGCTTGATGATACCGTTGTTCGCGCTCGCATTCAGCATCCCGATATGGTTTGGTGAGCAAGATCATGGCCGAAATCAAAGAAGTTGACGCAAAAGAGCCTGAAATCATCGTCGAAGAAGCGCCCAAACGCGCGGTATCGACCGAAGAAGGTATCGACGAACTCAAAAAGCAGCTTGAAGCGGAGAAGGTAGCTCGCGCAACAGCCGAAAGAACGGCTCGCGAGGCCGCCGCACAGGCTCATACCGCCAAAAACGAAGTCGCCGATACGAATTTGCAACTCGTCACGAACGCTATCGAGACGGTCAAGGGCAATTCTCTGCAATTGAAGTCGGCTTACGCCGCCGCAATGGCGGCGGGAGACTATAACAAGGCCGCAGACATTCAGTTGGAAATGTCTACGAACGCCGCCAAGCTTTTGCAGCTTGAAAACGGCAAACAGGCAATGGCCGAACGGCCAAAAACCCCGCCTCCCGCCATTGATCCGGTCGAAGACTTGTGCGCGAGGCTTCAACCGCGATCCGCTGCATGGGTTCGGGCGCATCCTGAGTGTGCAACCGATCCAAAAATGTTTCGAAAGATGATTCGCGCGCACGAGGACGCGCTTGACGACGGATTGACGGCAGAATCCGAGGATTATTTCAAGGCGGTGGAGCGCAGACTAGGCTACGGCAAGGTCGAACAGGCTGAAGATAACGAAGACGGCACGGAACTGGCGGCAAAAGCTGTTTCGAGGAGATCTTCGCCGGCTGCGGCTCCGGTAAGCCGATCATCGCCGTCGTCGAATGGGTCAAGTCCGCGAGTTATTCGGTTGACTGCCGATGAGCGCGAGATGGCCCGGCTTAATAAGATGACGGATCAAGAATACTACGAACAGAAGCAGAAGATTTCCAAGGATACGAGGTATAATTGATGGAAACCGATTACGGCGAGTTGGCTGAAAACGCGATGATAAAAGCAGGTTGGAAAATAAATCCTAATGCAGCGTCGGACGCTCTTAGGGAGTTTGTGCGATTGTATTTGGATACATACGCAGAAACGCAGACACATCCTACCGTTGCTCAAGAGGCGTGGGTCATTATGAAAGCCAAAAACATTTGGCTGGATTTCAACTTTGATGAGGCAAAATAATGGAAGGCGTAGATAGACCGCAAACCTACGGCGAGCGCGCCGTTGGTCTAAGTTTCAATCCGTCGAGCAATGGCGATGTTGACAAACTCAAGCGCCTCTATGCCGACATAATCGACCACATGGACGATTTCCGCAAAGGTTACATCAAGCGGGGAGACAATCCCGAAATGGTGCGTCTTTGCTCAATCGCCATCACCGAAGCTCAGACTGCGCAAATGTGGGCTGTCAAAGCCGTTACTTGGAGGGGTTGATTATGGACGAGAAAGTCAAACCCGCTCAGCGCCCCGACATGCGATCAACCGATCCCCGCCGAGACGCGGCAGAACGAACGCGGCAAATCCTAGAACACGTCGGAAACTTCGGAGAACAGGCCGGCGATTTCGACTTCGATCAATCCATCGTGCCTGACGGATGGTCCTACGAATGGAAAGAGCTAACCGTCATGGGTATGACGAACGCGGCTCGCCAGATTGAGCTTTCGCGCTTTGGTTGGGATCCGGTGCCGACTTCGCGTCATCCCGAAATGATGCCTGTTGGCTCGACGGACAAAAACATCGTCCGTAAGGGCCTGCAGCTTATGGAGCGTCCTGCGGAAGTTACCGATTTCGCCAAAAAGCAGGATTTGCAGGCGGCTCGGACGCAGATGCGATCCAAGAAAGAACAGCTTGAGGGCGCTCCCGTTGGGGCTTTTGAGGGCCACAACAAGGGAACGCCGATGGCGAAGATCAAGAGCGATTTCTCGCTCGCGATGAAGGTGCCGGACTAGCGTTTGACAACCCTCAGAAAACAGTGTAACCGCGTAACTACCTAATTTTGCGTCTAACGCACGTTAAAGCCTCCCCGGTGGCGGCTTCAAACCTTCCCACGGTTCTAGTCGGCCCGGCGCGCGATGATGAGCCTCCCTCACAGGGAGTTCCGTCATGGCGAACACGTTTGCGCCGACTGGATTTTGGCAGTACCAGGGGACCGGCACTACGCCGTCCTACGAACAGACCCAGCTTGCTATCGCGAGCGGCAATACCCAGCCCATCTTTTTCGGCGATCCCGTCACTCAGGCGGTTGGCGCTACCGGCCTCGGAACCGGCTATCTCGTCCAGGGGTACGGTCCCGTCACGCTGACGGTTGCCGCCACGGCGATCACCACGAACGCCACCACGGGCGCTCTGACCGTCACCTACACGGCGACCACGGCGACGGGCGGCGTGGTTCCGACGACTTGGGCTCCCCCGGTTGGTTCAACCCTGATTATCACGGGTTCGACCATGACCTCTGGCAACCTCAACGGCACATATACCGTCACGTCGTCGTCCTCCACGACTGCGGTTTGCGCCAACGCCGCCGCGACGATCAACGGAACTTCGTCCGCGTCCGGTACGGTTACGATCATTACCCCGATCACGGGTATCTTCGTCGGCTGCAAATACCTCTCGACGGCGAACAAATATACGTCCTTCCGCAACTACTGGCCCGGCTCTGACGCCAACGGCGACGTGACGGCTTATGTCATCACCGATCCGAACGCGCAGTTCGAGGTTATGACCGGAAACAGCAACACGACGGCTACGGCCTTCGGCCTATCGAACGTCGGGCAGAACATCGGCTTCCACTACAATCAGTCGGGCGTCACGACGACGAACGGCAACACGGCCAACGGCCTCTCAACATTCCTGGCTGACCAGTATTCCCTGATCGGAAACTCTGGCGTCGGTCCTGCGGGAAATGCGTTCCTACCGTTCCGCATCATCGCCTTGAAAAACTACGTTCCAGGGGCAACCAGTCCTCTAGCGTCAATCAACGGCAATGATTCGACGACGGCTTACAACCGCATCATCGTGGGCTTTAACAACGCCCTTCCCCGTTCCTTCGCCGGCATCTAACTAGGGAGTAAGGCAGATGGCTGTTAACCTCAGTTCAATCAAAGACCTTCTTCTCCCCGGTCTGAGGGGCGTCGAAGGAAAGTACGAGATGATCCCGTCTCAGTACGACAAGGTTTACGCGAAGCACGATAGCAAGCTCGCGTTCGAGCGAACGGCTGAAATGCGATTCCTCGGCCTTGCCCAGCTCAAAACCGAAGGCGGCCAAACCGCCTTCGATAACGGCGCTGGCGAACGTTACATCTACAACCAAGAGCACGTCGAGATCGGCCTTGGCTATGCAATCACGCGCAAGGCCATCGACGACAACGTTTACAAAACGCAGTTTCATCCTTCCAATCTAGGGCTTATCGAAAGCTTCCAGCAGACGAAGGAAATTTACGCCGCAAACACCTTCAACACGGCGCAGACCTATAATACCCAGGTCGGCGGCGATGGCGTCGCGCTCTGCTCCACGGCTCATCCGTCCGACTACGGTTCTCTCGCGAACACGTTCTCGACGCAGGCGGACCTCAACGAAGCAACCATGCTCAACGCAATGGTCGCCGTCCGCGTCAACTTCCGAGACCAGGCCGGCCTCAAAGTCTTCGCGCGCGGTCGCAAGCTGATCGTCCCGCCGCAACTCGAACCCGTCGCCATCCGACTGACCAAGACGGAACTGCGCCCCGGCACCGCCGACCACGACGCGAACGCCATCCATACGACCGCAGGCGGCCTCCCCGAAGGCTACATGGTCATGGACTTCCTCACGTCATCCTACGCATGGTTCGTCCTCACAAACATCGACGGCCTCGCCTACATGGAGCGCGTCAAGTTCGAGACGGATATGCAGGTAGACTTCGTCACCGATAATCTTTTGGTGAAAGCATACGAGAGATATAGCTTCGGCTATTATAATTGGCGAAGCCTGTTTGGCAGTTTTCCTACCTCTTAATTTTTCTTTGTCAGGTCTTGCGTGATGCTTGACGAAACCGACAACTCCGTTTATTGTGCGTTCTCTCTGGAAGAGAGAGAAGGCGCTATGACGAAGTCTGTAAACCTGACCAGAGAGGAAGTTGCGCAGTACATTTCGTATGATCCTGAAACCGGCGTCATGCTTCGCCGAGAACGTTCGGGGCAACGCGGTAAGGTTGGGTCGGATGCTACGACTGTCCGAAAAGCTACAGACGGTCGCGGTCAACATACGTTTTATCGTTGGGTTTGGTTGCATGGTGTACCGATCCCGGCGGCGCGCATAGCTTGGCTTCTGGTGCACGGAGAATGGCCTAAGACTAGGGTTCTATTCGAGAACGGCGATACGTTGGATATCAAGATTAAAAACCTGAAGGAAGGCGAGTTTAAGTCTGTCCGTCTTGAAGGAAAAAAGCATTCTACGCGGTCATCCGAGGATGGCCGGGCGTATTCGCTGAAAAACGTTTACGGAATGACGCTTGGCGAGCATGAGCAAATGCTTGTCTCTCAAGGTAGAGTTTGTAAGGTTTGCGGCAAAGAAGAAAGCCGCAGACACAAGGTTGATGGTTCCGCCGTCGCCCTTCACGTTGACCACGACCACGCGACCGGGAAAGTTCGTGGTCTGCTTTGCCACAAATGCAACGTCGGCCTTGGGTCATTTAACGACGATCCCGCGCTCCTTCGCGCCGCAGCCGATTACCTCGACAAACACAAGGATGCTTCTAATGTCATACCGATTGAAGGGGCCGCCTAAATGAGCATCAGCGCGTTTCAAGGGCCTGTCGTAGCTTATGGGCAAGTTCCGAACTTCGGATATGTCCCTGACTACAACCCCGAGCTTGGACCATCGCTTTCGTATGGCGGCTACCATATCCTTGATCCTAGGCCGGCGTACACCTACGATCCGGGCCAGAACTTTGGCGCTCCGACGTTGGGTTGGTTGGGAACAACCAAGATCAACACGATGAACGTCATTCCGATGACGAAATCGAACACGATCATTGCGGCTGCGGCGAACGTCACGGCGGGAACTGCGATGATGCTGGCCTCTACGACCGTCTCGGGTCTTGCGGTCGGCGTCAATGGCACGCTATTCGGCGGCCTTACTACGTCCTCGCTGACGAACGCTTTGTGCATTGATCCTCTTGTTGCGTCGGTAACGGCGAACCTGACGAGCGGATCGAATGTCATGACCGTTACGGCGGTCGCGGCGGGTGGCGGCGCTTGCTATAATCGTTTGGCTATAGGCATGGTCTTGACCGATAGCACGACGGCGGCGAATATCCCGACTGGCGCTTATATCGTCGGCTACGGCACGGGCAATGGCGGCATCGGAACCTATTTCCTGAGCGCCAATGCGACCGCGACGGCAACGAGCGACACGGTTACAGGCATCTTCACAGGTATTCTTGGCGTCGCGCCGGGTACGGGTCTGCTCGCGAGGGGAACGCTGAACGCTCTCCCCTATGGGTCTGCTGGGACTGTCATGCTTTGGCTTCCCGAGGCCATGTGTTCGCGGGCTATTTCGATCACGTCCACCACGTCTCAGGTGGCGGGCAACGTCTTTACGGTTGTCGGGGCTGATGTGTATGGAACGTCGATGACGGAAACGATCACGACTTCCGGCACGTCGGCGACGACAACGAACGGCGTCAAGGCTTGGAAGTATATCCAGAGCGTGACGCCGAGCAAAACGGACGGAACCGGCTCTTATTCGGTTGGAACGCAGGATATCGTCGGATTTCCAATACGGTCTGACAACTTTACGCCTGTTGTCGGGACGGAATGGGACGTGAGCTTGTATTTCAACTCCGCAGGCATTGCGTCTTCGACCGGATATACGGCTGCGGTCACGACCACGCCAACGGCTTCGACGGGCGATGTGCGTGGGACTTATGCGCTGCAAACGGCCTCCAATGGCACGCTGCGATTGATTGTTACGCAGTCACCTAACCCCGCCGCAATGGGCGTCGGAACTCTTGGCGTAGGCCTGTTCGGCCAGCCTCAGTACGCTACCCTGTAAGGAGGGCAGACACATGGTTGAAGCTTGCACCAAGGCCAAGATTGAGGCGCATATCCGCAAGCATCGTGCGAGCGGCGGCAAGGCGGCTCACGAACAGCATGACAAAGGCAAGGGCGCGGAATCCGCCGATAGCGGCGATGACGACGCCGAGAAGGATTTGAAGGACGATCCGAAGGATATGTCCGCACCGAACAACGTCGGCAAGGAAGCCGAAGAAATGAAAGCCAAGAAGGGCGGACGGATCAAACGCGCTCATGGCGGCAAGGCTCACAAGGAAGTCGGCATGGAGGGCATGGAAGCTCATCATCACGCCGGCCGCAAGCGTCGCGCGTCTGGTGGCGGATGCGAGGCCAGTCCGTTCACCTCGGCTTTGAAGGGGACCAATCCCAAGGGACGGTCTACCGAGCGCGAAACCAAGGGCTACGACGAGTAAGGACAGCCAATGCGCCCTGTTGTCGTGACCGTGGGGCCGCTTGTTGCGGCCTCCGCGAACAATATCGCCACGTCTCAGACGATCCCTACGGGCGGCGGTACGGTCGCGCTTAATGGCACGTTGGCGTCCAGCACGTTTGTCGGGACAGGCTCGATTGGCTCGGGCAATGTGCTGACGATTTCGGCTGTGACCTCTGGGTATCTCAATCGCGGGTTTCTGCTCAACGGCCTTGGTGTTTCGGCAAATACCCAGGTTACGGGCCTGCTTTCCACCACGACGAACCAAGCCGGGACTTATACCGTTAGTGCGTCTCAAACGGTATCATCGACCACGATCTACGGTAACACCGTCGTCACGCTCGATACGGCCAGGCGCATTGGGATTGCGTCGAACGGAAACGATAGCGGAATTACGTTCACGATTACCGGCTTGGATTGGGCTAACGCGCCTATTTCGGAAGTTGTGACGGGAGCGAGCGGGGCTACCGCATCTTCTGTTTTGGATTATTTGGTTGTCTATTCCATTGTCGCGTCTGCGGCGACGGCTTCGACGATTACGGTTGGCACGACTTCGGTTGCGGGTTCGCCTTGGATCAGGTTCGACGAATGGGCGCTGGCAGGCGTTACGGCTCAGTTTGTCGCGGTCGGGACCGTCAACTACACTTATCAGACAAGCGGGGATGACATAGAGTACCTTGTAAGCCGGGCTTCTTTCGTGTGGGATAGCACGGGCGTTTCAACCAACGTTGTCGGCGCGACGACTACGCAGACCATAGCGGGCAATCCTCCTCCTCGATATGGGAGAATTTTGCTCAATAGCGGAACCGGGTCTGTTCGAGCGAACATCATGCAATCTGGCGTGGCTCCCGTCTAATGGCGTCGTCGAGCGGGACTTACTCGTTCAATCCGTCGATTGCTCAACTTACCATCCAAGCTTTCCATATGTGCGGCATTCGCCCTACGGCGTTGTTGCAAGAGCATATGGAAAGCGCCAGAATGGCGGCTAACTTTGTCTTAGGGGATTGGGCGAATAAAGGCGTCAATCTCTGGAAGGTCGCGCCAACTACAGTCAATTTCGTTCAGGGAACCGCAACATATTCGGTCAGTCCGAACTTGGTTGAAATCCTCGATCTCTACATGACCGTCCCTGGCGGCGCGGCGAACACGAACCGCTATCTTTTCCCTGTCTCTCGGACGGAATATGTTAGCTATCCAAATCCGACGCAGCAAGCGCCGCCAACGGTTTATTGGCACAATCGCACGTTGACGCCGACTATCAACTTTTATCCCGTTCCTGACGGTAACGAGGTTTCGTTCACTTATTATGCCGTGTTGCAAATTCAGGATGCGGCGTTCACAAATGGTCAGGTGGCGGACATTCCTTATCTTTGGTTAAATGCTTTTGCTAAGGGTCTGGCGGCTGAGCTTGCGATTAGCTGGGCTCCAGAGCGCGCAATGGGACTTTCGGCGGCGGCTACGGCGGCTTGGACGGCGGCGGCATTGACGAACACGGAAAATAGTGATTTTTATGTTTCTCCTCAACTATCGGGGTACTATAGGTAAATGGCTTACGCCAGTCGCGCCGGCAGAGCTAGAACAAATGCTCGCTCGCCGGAAGCGCATGCTATTTGCGACCGTTGCGGATTTCGTTATAACCACGTCGATCTAAAGTATCAGTACGACTGGAATGGTACGAAGCTGCAAAATCTCCGCATTCTAGTTTGTGATCGGTGTTACGATACTCCGCAAGAGCAAGCCCGATCTATTTTTATTCCTGCCGATCCGCTACCTATTATCAATCCAAGGCCGGAGTTCTATGTCGCCGATGAAGGGCCTCAAGGCGTAACCTATTCGCCAACAGGCTATCCAAACGAGCTTTTGTTCCTTTGCCAGCTTAGCAGCATTGGCGCGCTTCCAAACCTACCTAGGACGCCTCCTGCTGGCGGTGGTCTGTATTGGGTCGATACGGCTAATCCATATTCTGCGAACGGCGTTGCCGGGGTTCTGTGCGTAACGGCGGGCGGTCGATATCCATTGCCGACGACCGTCCCGCTCACTTCTGGAACCTATTGGAGTGACGGCGGGGTTGTCTCTGTGACGCCGGGAGGATCATACACAACGGTTGTACCGGCCTCGATGCCGCTTTACCCGAATAGGCTTTGGATCAATGGAGGTATCTTTTGCGTAAGCTGACGGTTTTTGCCGCTTCTTTGCTCGCATCGTCGGCTATGGCGCAAACTTATCCGTCTCCGACGTTCAACAATCTTACGGTTACAGGGACGGCTACATTGCCTGCCGGAACGGCGGTGTCTAATGGCGCTACTCCGCATTTCGTAAATACACCCGCAGTCCAGGCAATCACAAACACGACGTTGTACCCGGCGATCATTCGTGACAACTACGCGACCTCAGGCGACGGCGGGACTGCGTGGTATAACCTTACAGTCGGCGGAACGTGCGCCAATGCTGATAACGGCGCGCAAATCCAATCTGTAGCAGGATGCTATGTCGCGGACTTTAGTAAATTCTCGGCGACGCCTAACATTTGGGGCGCGCCAACGGGTTCTGCCTCGACAACGCAATTCACTGCAATCATGGCTGCGCTTGGTACGGCCGGCGGGACGCTGCATATTCCGGCAGGGTTAAACTACACGGCCTTCGTATCGGTTCCGGCAGACGTGAGGATCGAATGCGACGGCGACAGCGCATCCGGGTTTGTTGCGCCGTCGATCAATGGAACTCCAGTCGTCACGCTCAACGGAAACCACGCCGGTATTTATCATTGTTTGGTGAACGGCGGGGCGCTCGCGCCATTTACCCGGCGCAGCGATGGCATCCTGATTAACGCGGGCGTCCAGTTCGCGGAAGCGAAGTACAACGAAGTCATAGCTACTTCTGACAACGGGATCGAAGACGCAGGTATAAACACAGACATTGATGCGAATTACGTCCATGATGTTTTTACAAACTGTTACTACTCCTTCGGCACGCCGGGGCAGTTCGCGCAGGACGGGAATTGGCACAACAACGTTGCGCGGGCGTGTTCAAAGATCGTGCCATTTGTAGGCCAGGGATACATCAGCGGGACCACGCTAACAATCCTGTCTGTCACATCGGGACAGGTCGCGGTCGGGATATCGCCGATAACTCAGGACGTCGTGACGGGGGCCGGCGTCGCGGGGTCAACGAACCTGACCTCGGTCGGCACCGGGACCGGCGGCGTTGGAACCTACACCGTCAACAACTCACAGACGGTTGGGTCGGCGGGGTCGCCGGTCGCGATCACGATTACTTACCCGAGGCTCTGGGATGGGTTCGATCTCGACCCGTGTCATTCCGGGTTCAAACTCTACAACAATCGGGCTTACGGGAACGATTTCATCATTGCCGGGGCCTATTCCGCGCCGTCCGCGACTTGTGGCTTGGCCTTCGGCGATCAGATCAACGAAAATTGGTCCTATAGCAGCGTAGAGAACGGCATCGCGCTGCTCGGGCAACTTCGCGACGAGCAGGTCAACGGGAACCATGTCATGACCCCAACGGGTTGGGGTATCTACACTAACACCGCGGGATACGCGCAGTCGCGCATTGCGCTCAACCACAACACCGTCGTCGGCTCGACGAAGGACGGGATTTATCTTGCGAACTTCCTCAGTGGAGTGACAGGCGGACCCGTTGACTGGGATATAAGCAACAACCACGTCGAGAACGTCGGGGCGACTTTCAGCGGGATCACGATTTCCAGCGGGGCGACGCTCATCTACGGTACGGGGAACGTCATCATCCCCGGATCGGGCGCTTACGCGATTGATAGCTCCGCTGCGGGTGTTGGCGTCGCTTTCACCGGCGGCTCGCTGACCGCAGGCGGAACGGGTATCGTCAACTACACGACGTCTGCGCAGCAGGCTTTTGAGTACATTCCAGGGTTCAACCCTACGGGGTATCTGAGCGGAGCGCCGTCGATCCCCGCGACGACGGTTGCGCAGACGAACACCTACCCGTTTCCTGTTAGCATCTGCATCACCGGCGGCGCGGTTTCGGCGCTTGCAGTTGGTGGAACCACAACGGGTTTGACGATCGGTTGCTTGACGGTTGGCCCAGGGCAGACATGGACGCCGAGCTATACCGTCGCGCCGACCGTCAAGTGGTTTGGGCTATGACAAATCCTAACACAAATGCTCTGACGTATAATATGTACGTCACGCAAATATGCACGATGGCAGTTCTAAACTATTCGACGGTCGGAGGCGTGGTGACGCCCGTTGACACGGCTGCGCAGGCCATGATTCCGTCTATGCTGAATTATGCCGAGTTGCGTATTCAGCGTGATTTAGATTTGTTAAATTCTGTCGTTGTCAACATGACTTATAATCTTACGGCAGGAACGAATACGCTTGCGGTTTCTGTTAATGATCTACAGACGATACAAACGGTTTCTTATACGAGCGGAACTTCAAATGTGCCGTTGTTACCTACGTCAAAAGAGATAATTCAGAACACTTATAACGACAGTTCCTATACTGGTCCTCCTTTATGGCTCGCGGTATATGGTGGTGATCAGGCAACTGGTGGTAATACATCGGCAAACCTGCTTTTTGGTCCTTACCCTGACCAGAACTATGCCTTGACGATTACGGGTACGCAAAACTTGCAATCCCTTTATGCGACCGCTGGCACAAATGGGGCCGGAACGACGTATATATCAACAAATTACCCTGATTTGTTGATTAATGCTAGTA